GATTTCAATACGGCTGACACTCTCAATACTTTACTGCTCAATTGTATGTTTGCATATGGCCAACTGAAAGAGGGGGAGATGTATGATGTTGATTTCGACCATCAATTCATAGAGACTGAGGAGTATGATGCAAAGCCTACATACAAGAAGTTCCTTGGTTATCGCCCTGGCGTGGCGGTTATTGGCAACTTGATTGTTGGCATAGAGAATAGCGATGGCAACACAAATGTTCGTTTCCATCAGAAGGACACGTTGAAGAGATTCTTTGAGAGATTTGAACAGAACGGGATCACTATCAATCGTTTCAGAGCTGATTGTGGATCATGTTCCGAGGAAATCGTAGAAGAAGTAGAGGAACACTGCAAATCCTTCCATATCCGCGCAAACCGCTGCAGTTCGCTCTACAATGACATCTTTGCTCTCAGAGGCTGGAAGACAGAGGAAATCAATGGCATTTTTGGATAACGCCTACAACTTATGGGTATGATACTGCGTATTGTCTCAAGTCGCATTGTGTGGTAAGGGGATATTGTAGGCAGAAGTGGGTGCTTCAGCCTCAATTTATCTGATAATTCAGTAATGAGAGAACGTGTACACGCAAGTAGGACGACGAAGGGCTTAGTTGCGGATTTGAGGAAAAAATCACACGCTGCTTTAGCAATACATATTCGCTGAGTAGTTACATCCACGACACTTTGTGTTAAAATACCATATAAGTAAGTAACTAATTATGTGTTTTTGTACGAAAAGCAGTATCTTTGCAGCGGAACAATACGTTATAACGAAATGAAATCACCAGAGCAGATAAACAAGATAGCAGCAGTTGTACTGTATATATTGCAGCACTTCAAGGACGGTGTGGATTATATCAAGCTGTTCAAAATCATGTATTTTGCGCAACGTGAGTATTTGGCTACCTATGGTTTGACCATTGCCGAGGACACGTTTAAGGCACGTCAGTTAGGTCCCGTTCCATCGCTCACTTACAAAGTGGTGAAGATGGTAGAGAACGGCGACGAGTCGGCAGACCTCAAAGGTTTTACATCTTCTATTCGCGTGGACGAAAACCAAAGGGTTTATGCCACGGCGACACCGGACATGGATTATATAGCCGATATGGAAAAAGAGGAACTGGACAAGACGATAGCCCAATACGGTGGTGTTGACTCAAAGCGGCTTTCGGAGTTGTCGCACGATGATGCCTACAATGCAGTGTGCGAGCGAATGAAAGACGATCCACAGAAAGACGTGCTTACACTCATTGACATTGCACGTGCAGGCGGTGCGTCGGACGCAATGGTAAACCACATTCGCAAGGTGCAGATTATCAAGGAGTCAATGGCATGTTGATTGACGATGCTAAAGGGGCATTGGCGGCACTCAAAGCCGAGATGCAGGAAGACAGGCGCATAAAGTCGGGCACTGACCTCAACGTGGGCGATATTGTTTATCAGGACATGGATAGAAACGACGGTTTGGTACTCAACAAGGGCTACGATGACAGGTTGAAGTTTTTTGTTATAGTCGGCAAGAACTCAAAGGGCGATGCCATAGGGCTTTGCCTGATAAATTCGGATTTGGATTTTTACAAGAACGTTCCGGCTATGCAACGCTTTCAGTACATTTTGAAAGCCGCCGACTACAAAGGTGTATTGAAGAAAGACAGCCGTTTGGATTGTGCGCAGCTTTTCCCGATGAAAGCAAGAAAGAGTGTGGCGGTGAAAGCCGAGCGTGTCGGACACCTCACAGCAGATGACGAAGCAAAGGTTTTGCCGCTTGTTGCCTCATGCGGATTTATTGACGCACACATGAAAAAGGTTTACAGAATAGGGCATAAATAAAGATTTTCAACATTATTGGAATGGATGTTTAAACCCTTAATTCCGCAACACTATTATAAAACAAACTTTTTAAGTACCTGAGCAACAAAAAGTTGCCCAGGATTTTGCAATGTCGAAGAATTCACTTATCTTAGTGTTGCAAAAATAAACCCAAATCGGTCATTAGGATTTCTCTTTGCCGTACGACACAGAGAAATCCTAATGACCGATTTGGAATAAATGGCGCAAACCCGATAGACAAATACATAGCATTGCATCAGAAAAGACCATAACGCCGATAAACTTTTTGCTTACTATTCGCAGATTATCACATGGATTAAAAATACCTTCACCAAGTATCGCAAGGAGATGAAAGAATTGGATTGGGGCGAGATGTTCGACAGTTTCGGTAGCAAGGAGTTCAACCCTAATGCCCTTGAGAAAAAATTAGCCAACCAATGGAAGATGACGAGATAATGAAGAAATCGGGCATCTACCGCTATGTGTTAAGCAAAGACTTGCGCGACCTCTCCTTCCGCACATTCGACAAAAAACAAAAGCGTGAGGCATACGAACGTCAAAAAGGCATTTGCCCTTATTGCCACAAACACTTCGAACTCGAAGAAATGGAAGCCGACCACATTAAGCCGTGGAGCAAAGGTGGAACAACCATTGCAGACAACTGCCAAATGCTTTGCCGTGATTGCAACAGGACGAAAGGAAACAAATACTAAGTATTCTCAATGATTGCTGTCCGGTAAAATTTAAGCCAAAGCCACTTCCCCACTGCACACTGCTGCGGAGGCCAGAGACCTCCGCTACTGGTAGACGTATAGTTAGGGATGACAGATAAGGCTGGTAGAGTTCTCGTTCTGCGGATCATCTGCCAGCCTTTATCGTGCTCATAATCTGAGGATTGCGGCGATGCTGACAGATGTGGTAGATATTTTTCGCTAACAATGATTTTATCAGTCATCATATACATCAGAAACTGAAAAAGCCGCTGACTGTTGTCAGCGGCTTTTTTGTAAGTATAAACATAAGGATTGATTATCCGAAGTTGTCGTACATTATTTTGTTGCCGTTGATATTCAATGAGTTGCGCTTGTCGGGGGACGGAAATGCACGCAAAAGGCGTTTCGGTTCTACACCTGTAGACCATTTTGTTGACGTCAACGAAATGGTCTACAGGCTTGCGAGCCACTTCTTGCCCGACTTGGTATTGAGCCAGATGATTATGCCGGTTGCTATGACCGACAAAAAGAAAAATGCGAATGCAAGTAGTACCATAAGCATGTTTTTTAGTCTATTTGCTACAGCATATTGTTTCTGCGCATCCACTCCTTGCCTCGCTTTGTCATAGAGAACAAAATGAACAATACGCAAGGGATTCCAATTGCCATAAGACCGATATAATCTGCCATAACTATTCCTCCTTTTTATTCTTATTTTTATTCTTGTCTTCGCCTTTGTCACTAATGCGGATGCCTACATAGAGCGCACACATGGAAACAATAACACCAACCGAATACAAAGCAGTCTTGTTGGCTATATCGTTAAAGAAAGCCGTTAAGACTACTCCTGTAATAGTATATTTGGATACATCTATAAGATAATCTCCAAGTTTCTCATTCCATTTCATTTGAATATCTTCTAAAGGCTGTTAAGCCACTTCTTGCCCGACTTGGTATTGAGCCAGATGATTATTGCAACCACTACAGCGAGGAACGCTGCAAATGTAACTATAGCGTAGATCATATCCTTATTCAGTTGTTCAGTATTTCTTAATAACTCAATGTATACATATTGTAGTACGCTAAAAATACAATTTTTTGTTGTAATTATATACAACATTTTGTTGTAATTATATATTTGCACCTTTGCATGTTTCGCCTTCTCGCTTTCCCTGAGGGCGCAGCCTACTTCTCCACCATCCGCTCGTACACCTTGATGAGGCGTTCCTTCTCAGCGAGCAGAGCTTCGAGCGACTTGATGCGCTCAGCCAGCACAGCATCAGACTCCACAGACACGTTGCCATGCACGGATGCAGGGCTGAAGTCGCCGTTCGTCTCAACCTTAGCGTTAGTGGTTGAGGCTCCCTCGCCAGTTAACAGCCATCGTGCGTTGACATCTAACGCCGTTACTATTTTAGCTACCATATCGACTGAAGGCTTACTCCTTCGCTTATTGCCAAGATAGCTCGACATCGTCGTTGGCTCAACGGCAATTGCCTTTGCAAACGCCGCCTTATTTCCATCAAAACGCTCATTAACGAGCATTTCCATGCGGTCATTTATTGTCTCCATACCTATATCTTTTATTAAAATATATTAATTGTCGCTATATAGACGGCAATTTCCTTTGTTTCATAAAGGAGATTGACTATCTTTGCACCATAAAGTTACAAACAATAAATGAACTATACAATGAAAAAGGAAGAAAACCATCACGAAAAGTCGCTTCTCGGGCAGTTCTCAGAGCTTGCCCTTGGCGAGAGTCTGACGGTACCCGTCGGACGTTTGAGCTACGTGCGTAGCATCTGCACCACCTTCGGTATGCAGTGGGGAAAGAAGTTCACAACGAAAGTGAGCCGCGCCGAAGGAGTCGTAACGGCAACACGCACCGTATAGCGAAACATTTAACAGCAACATATAGTATTAACAACTAAAAACAACGCAACAATGACAAAGCACAAAGAAGAAGAATTAAAGGCAAAAGCCGAAGAGATAACCAAAGAGATAGCCACCGTCTTAGAAAGACATTCACCACAACCAGGAGTAGTATTCCTTGCCGCCCTATCAGCAAGTCTCAAACTACTTGCAGATGGGATGGAAAAAGGCGGCGGCCCATCAGCCGAGGAAACCATGAATAGATTTTTTGAATATACAGAGGCGTGCTTCGCCTGTTGCAACAAAAACAACGCATAACATGAGAAAGCAATATTACATCGACAGTCCGTTCTGGAGAAAGATAAACACCCGCACGGAAGCGCTCGGCGAGTTCCTCGCAGGCTTCAAGCACACGCTGGTAGAGTTCAACGACGAGCGCACGCCGCACATCACGAAAGAAGATCTGCTCGCCTTCATCGAGCTTCACGTCTCGCACATCAACGAGCACATAGGCAGAGGCCGCAAGCTGACGGTAAGGATGGACGAGTTCGTGGGCGACATAATATACAGCTTCGAGTTCGAGGGAAAGAGCGACGTTGTAGGCAATCTCCGGCTGAAGCCTGTACAGAAAACCATCGGCTGTGCCGACGATGTCGAAGGAAAGGAGGCGGAGAATGATTAATCTGAAATTAGACCGCAAGGAGTTCTTCGCAGTGATAGAAGGACTCGTGCGCAGCTCTCAGAGCGCACAGTACGTCTGGCGCGAGATAGTGTACAAGAGCATCTTCAACATGAACGCCGAAGACCTCGACTACCTCTGGTACTACCTACGCCGTGACATCCATCCGTGCTACTTCTACGATCACGACGGCACAACGGAGCCGCAACCAGGACACGACGACTTCGCGCACGCCCTCGCAGCAATGCACAGAGGCAACCGCTACACCGTGGCGTGCCAGGGTCCGAAACAGGCGAAGCAGCACAAGTACTTATGCTACAAGTACAACGGCGAGTACCGTCCGCTGCTGAACGTCGGAGTGACGTGCAAGCGCTTCCAGCCGTTCGACGCCGTGATACCGAAGGAATGGATAAGAGCAGTAGGACACAGAAGCGTGCCTGAGAACATCTACGTGCCTGACGACAAGAAGGCATGGTGGACGGAGCTCCCGGAATAGCAACCGCAAACGGCGTGAACGTTCAGAAACTTGCAGGTAGACGAACAATATACGCGAAAGACGCCTCGGAACGTAGCCCGGCTTGTTTGGCGGTCGCCGTACAACGTACAACGGAATGCTGGTGCGGACGCATGGCAGCGAAGGAAAACGTAACCACCGCACACTTTTAGTAAAACGCCACAAACCCAAAGAAACATGCGAAACTACAGAGACCTCACGCCGCATGAGGTGGAAAGACTCAAAGACGAGTATCCCATAACGGCAAACAGACACCTCTCCGCCCGCTACGGCGTCAGCATCGACGGCGTCAGCAAACTGGCAAAGAACCTTGGCTGGAAGAAAGACCGTTCATTGGTATGCACAGGCAGCGGCAGAGACCATACGCCGACATCAGAAGAGGAGGCGTGGATAGTGCAGCATTTCCCGAATACGCCAAACCCGGAGATTATGCAGCGCATCGACATCGCCGAAAGAACCCTCTACAGGATAGCCAGGAGGTACGGACTGAAGAAGGACAAGAGATACCTAAGCCGTATGCGCCGAGCCAATCTCAAGGAAGCCTCCCGAAAATGCAAGGAGCTCGGCGTCTACAAGGAGAATGCAGAGCGCGCCAAAATCATGTGGCAGAAAACAAAGGTGAAGCCTCGCGAAGAGTGGCCAGGCTACAAGCCCGGACTCAAGCCGTGGCAGCAGCCAGGAATGACACGGCGCAAATACGTGCAAGGCAGACAAAAGGCAGAGGAAACCATGAGGCATCAGCGCAAGATGGAACGCTTCCGTATCATATCCGGCGAAAAGCAGCAGACAAAACTCCGAATACGTACCAACATCACACGCAGAGCTTCGATACACAAGTACATGATGATAAAGGACTGCAACTATTTTGCGATAGAGGGCGAAGTGAACACTATATGCTACGACGAGCAGACACGGCGATCCATGAAGCGCGAAGCAACGGCAAGACGCCTCGGGCTGAAGGTGGAAGCAGCTGACGAATAGGAAGAAACAGAATAAAACGACTAAAAAACGACTAAAAAACGACTAAAAACATACAACCATGCAACAGAAAGAATTTGAAGAACTCACGGGATTACAAGTGACCCCTGAGGAATACTACGAAATAGAGCAGATATACAACACCGTAGACACCATCGACAAGAAGGAGTTCTGCGAACACTGGAAGCGAGGAAACTACATGTACCTCCTCGCACAGCTCGTAAAGAAGGTAAGAGACTACGAGAAGTGGGTGAATGATAACGAGAAGTGGGCGAAAGAACAGAGCGAAACGAAAAACGCCTGCATCCCGGTGCTGCTCGACAAGGCGGACTCCTACGGCGACTACAAGCTAAAGGAGGTAGCAATAAGTCTCGCAGGGGTAAGAAAAACGGCAAAACTATCCATAATGCACGACTACAAGCTCTGCGCAGACGAGAAGGAGTACCTCCTCGCCATGATCACCGCCGACGAAATGACACCAAGTATCGACAATACGGAAGATTAACGAACCAAACAAACAACGCAATATGAAACAAATAATAAGCAACTACAGATACTGGGTGCTCTTCGCACTCGCTTCTGTGATAATCATCGGACTCATCGTTGTGCCAAGCACTGACACGACCTTCGGCATGTACGCCGCAGTGATCTTCGGAAGCAAGGCCGCAGCCCTCGCAGCACTACTCGCCTTCTGCCACTACTATATGAAGTGGAAAGACGAGGGAAGTATATCGGAACTCACAGACTTAGAGGAGGAATAGATATGGAGAACCTGGAGAACAACGAGAGCGCCAACATAATAGAGCAGCTCGAAAGAATACGCACGGCGACCATCCTCGCCACGAAAGCGGTATATAACACGGCTGAGGCAAGCGAGTACATGGGCATAAAGATAGGCTTTCTCTACGAGCTCGTAAGAGCACGCAAGATAAACCACTTCCGCAGCAAGGGCGGCAAGCTCCTCTACTTCAAGCGCAAAGACCTCGACGACTGGATGCTGTACAACTCGGTGCCGGCATGTTACGCCGCCGCTACACCAGCCAGAGTGAGAGCGAAGTCTTTCGCCTATTAAATCGGGAATAAGTTATTAATTGAATAGAATAGAATCCAAAAAATTCAGGCAGTCCGGCACTCGGGTTTTTGTTAGGTTTTGAGTGTTTTCATTTTACTTTCGTGCCGGACGCACCATGCCCCACGTCGGGAGACGGACGGCATGTTTTTTTCTGAACTCTGTTCTACGAATAAAACATCAACGATATGGAAGGATTCATGCTATACACCGCCCAATACCCTGCAATCAAGACGATGACGCAGGAGCAGAAGGGCGACCTTCTCGACGCTCTATACGCCTATGCGATAGACGGTGCGCAGATAAGTGCTGAGGCTGACCCGATGGTGCAGATGGCTTTCGCCTTCATACGCGACGCCATAGACCGTGCGCAGGGCAAGTACGAGGCGAAGTGCGAACGCAACAGGCAGACAGCCCTGAAACGTGAGCAGAAGAAGCGAGAAGCACAAACGTGCACGAACGTACACGAACACGATGCAGACAACGCAGCGGAACACAAACGTGAAGAAAAAGCACGAACGTGCACAAACGTGAACGAACGTGCACCGCAAAGCACGAACGTGCACGAACGTGGTAAAACAGCACGAACGTGCACGAATGTGAACGAACGTGCACCGCAAAGCACGAACGTGCACGAATGTTCACCTATAAAAACAAAACTAAACAAAACAAAACAAAACAAAACAAAACAAAACAAAACAAACCCCTCTATAGAAAGAGGGGGGAAAGAAAAAGAAAAAGAAAGTCCGCAAGCGGCCGTTTCTTTTTCGGCCCTCTCGCCCACCCCCACCCCCACGGGAGAGAGTTCTGACGGAAGTGAGGAAGCGGAGGCACAGAGAAGACGGGTGGAGATTGACGCCGAGTGCGTGGCGCTGAAAACCTACTGGAACGAGCAGGCAGAGAAGACAGGCAGCCTGGTGCGCCGTGTGACGCTGCTGACAGACGCCCGCAAGGCCCTCGTAAGGGCAAGGCTCGCCGAATACGACAACGACATAGCCGTGTTGAGGCTCGCCGTTGACAAGATAATAGCAAGCAGCTATGCCAACGGAGAGAACCCGAGAAACTGGGTGGCAACCTTCGACTGGCTGATGACGCAGGAGAACTTCGTGAAGACGCTCGAAGGCAACTACGACAACGCCCTGCGCCGCACAAAGCAGGGCTGCAAAGACAAGCCAGCGTCCGCAGGCTGCGATATGACGGAAGCCATCGCTGAGGCTCAACAGGACAGCGGCGACAAGAAACGGGAACTGAAGGAACGCATCGAGGGCATGGTGCGCCTCGTGAACCGCGACCCGCAAAGCAGTGCCCGCAAAGCCCTCGAAAACTACGAGCGTAACGGCACGCTCAAAAGACTCGGCATCGTATGGGAACCGCTACTGCACCAGGCATGAACGACGAGTGCAAGACCTGCCAGCACACAAGACGCTGCATCAACGGAGCATGGTGCACAAAGCTCGGCAGATACGTAGAACACGCCCTGCGCCCTCCATGCCAGGACACAGCAAGAGAACAACAAACCAAGTAAAAACGACATGGAACAGAAAACATACTACCTCGACACAGGCAACGACCGCGTCTACTTCAACGTGATAGACTGCGAGACGGTGTGCCGCAACACTACATCGAGAGTGTCAGAAGACAAGTTGATAACCTTTCTCCAGACCGCCAAGGAACTGGGGCTTAAAGCCGGAAGCCTATGAACCCGCTGATACAAGGATCGGTCGGCCATCGTGTGATGCTCGCCTCGGAAAAGCAGGTGGAAGAGATGCAGAGAAGAATATCGCGCTGCTCGGTGCTCTTCTTCGTGATATGCGGAGCGGCATACAACTGCGCACAGTCAGCGATGGTAGATGCCTACGACGTGCTAAGCAAGACGAAATACTGGCGTCACGGAGTGAAGAAGGGCGTGAAGCAGGCCCTGTCGGCATACGACCGCTGGAACGTGCACGTGAAGCACCAGGCAGGCGAGACCTACGGACTGTGGCTCGACACCACGGACGCCGTGTACGACGAGATGAGGCCGCACATACAGAAACTCTTCTTCTCGGTAGACGCAGAACTGTTGAGGCTGAACGTCGACGATCATCGGCTGAAGGCTCACATGCTCACGGCTATGACGGTGATAGAGATCTGCTGCTATATGCACGACCAGGCAATGGATCAGTTCCGTGAGCAATGCGGTACGCCGATACGTGCGACCTTCGGACGCAGCGACTTCAACGCCGTGCGCCAGACATGGGAGACGGCATGTGCAGAGCTGTTCAAGCAGGCAGGCGACCCCGTGGTGCAGCTCAACGGCAACAGAGAGTGGGAGCTTGCGGTGAAGGTGCTGCAGAACAAGTTTGACAACCACGAGATGTATAACCGTGCGGCAAGCTATGCCCTGGAGATGAACCCTGACCGCGACACGAGAACCAAGGAAGAGAAGGAGGCGGCATGTTAGAAGCGATACAGATACCCCACCAGTTTAAGCCTGAGATAATTATCGGCATCGACCCCGACGTAGACGAGAGCGGCGTAGGCGTAGTCTACCGCACAAGCAGAAGCGTGACGCCCATGAAGTTCTCCTTTCCTAACCTCATCGACTATCTCACCATGACACGAGACATGAACCCCGGCAAAGTGCTCGTGGTGCTGGAGGGAGGCTGGCTTGTCAGATCTAACTGGCATCTCGGAGGCGGCTATATGACGATGCAGAAAGCCGCCGAGCTCGGAAGACGCACGGGAATGAATCACCAGACGGGCATCCTCATCGAGGAAATGTGCAGCCATCTCGACATACCGTGCACGGTAGCGAAGCCTATGCGCAAGGTATGGAAAGGCAAGGACGGCAAGATAACGCAGGCTGAGCTTCAGAAGTCGGTAGGCGTGACGAACCGCCTGCCAAGAATGAACCAGGATCAGAGAGACGCATGCCTGCTGGCATGGGTGTACGCCGGGTTCCCGGTTAAAGTATAAACACACAAGGATATGATAACGACTCGCCCAGATGTAGAGCTTGACGGCCTCTACACCGTAAGCAAAGCAGCTGCAGCCCTGCATGTGGACCGTCATACTATCAAGCGCTACGCAGCCAAAGGACTGATAACCTTCCGCAGAAGGCAAGCCAACGGCAGGCCGGTGACCACTGGAAGGCAGATACTGAGGTGCTGGCGCAGTCTCTACTCGTGACGATCATCTTTAAACCTACCAAAGAATGGCAAAGGACAAGGACTACAGAAGACTCATACACACCGCACAATGGGTAAGGCTGAGACGCGCAAAGCTGACGGCCTTTCCGCTGTGCGAGAGGTGCAGGGAAGAAGGCAGGCTCGCTCCGGCTACCGAGGTGCATCACATACGCCCGGTGGAAGAAGGTCTCACGTTGAGGGAGAAGGAGCAGCTGATGTTCGACCCTCACAACCTGCGGGCACTCTGCCATGAGTGTCACGTGAAGACGCACACGGAGATGGGAAGATGCGGAAAGAAGCAGGCGAAGGAAAGAGCGGAGGCCCACCTTCTCCGCTTCAAGGACAGATTCATGGGACAGTAGCCCCGGGGGGTGTTTTTTAAAAGGGGGTGCACCCCTTCTAAACCTCGCCCGGCCCTTTTTCCACGCGCAAGAAAAATTTCGAGCCGTGGGGGCTGAAGACCTAAAACAGGACATTTGGCACACTATAAAAAACGCATGGAAGACAAAAAGCAAAAGTTCTTGGAAGCCCTGATGCAAGGATACGGCATTATAGCCGTCGCCTGCGAGGCTGTCGGCATAAGCCGCAGCACCTACTACCGATGGTACAACAGCGACCCCGGATTCAAGGAGAAGGTGGACGAGATAGCCGAGACGCAGACGGACTTCGTGGAGAGCAAACTGATGCAGCTCATCAACGCCAACGACACCACGGCGATAATATTCTACCTGAAGACCAAGGGCAAGAAGCGAGGCTACAGCGACAAGGCGCAGAAAGACTTTGCGCCATCGACGGAGCCTATCCTACCTAATCCCGCAGACGAAAAGGAGCGCAGACGCATAGAGCGCAGGGTGAAGAACAAGAAGGACTACATCATAAAGCTGCTGAAGAGCCAGGGCAAGTACACCGCCGAGCTGACATACCAGGTAGAGCTGACGGCTCAGCTGCTTGTCAGAGCGGAAGTGCTCAATGAAGAAATGCTCCGGGATGGTTACAGCTCCGTGAACGTAGAGTACAGCCGAGAGGGCAACGAGCGGCACACGGTAAACCCGAAAGAGAAGCTGTACCTCAACGTGGCGAGCCTGGCGCAGCGTGCCCTCCGTGCTCTGGGCATGAACAACGACGGCAAGGAACGCAGGACTGAAGACGACACCCTCGACGAGTTCATGAAGGCTATGAAGGAGGGCGACGAATGACGGAAGAGGAGAAAGTAAGGCTACGGAGCCTGAAAGCAGACACGGCGGCATGGCTGCAGAGAGACAGGGATGCCTACCCTACCCGCTATCGCTGTGCGCTTGTCGAGACAGACCGGCGCATCGGCGACTACGTGTACGGCGTGATAGACAATCCCGAGAAGCACAATCTCTACGAGCTGCTGGCAGTGAAACGCTTCTTCCGTATGCTCGACCGCTACGAATGGAGCCAGAAGCGTGTAAAGCACTTCTTTCGCTTCTACCAGGCTCTGCGCTTCAGCGGCATCAACGGGCGCACACGCTACAAGCTGACACCGGTGCAGGCCTTTCAGTTCGCCAACATCTTCGGCTTCGTAAAGCCAGACGGACGGCGACTGATACGCTCCGTCTATCTCTTCGTTCCCCGCAAGTTCTCAAAGACGACCTCCTGTGCGGCTCTCGCCGTTTACGACATGCTCTTCGGCGACAACAACGCACAGGCTTACGTAGGAGCCAACAGTTACGACCAGGCGAAGATATGCTTCGACGAGATACGAGCCATAATGTTTGATCTCGATGCAGGCGGACGTCACTTCCGGGTTAACCGCGAGAAGATAACATTCTTGGATCATGGGCGCGACAGCCTTATCCAGTGTCTCACCGCCAACGCCAAGACGAAAGACGGACTATTCGCATCGCTTGTCATCATGGACGAGTATGCGCAGGCCCGCAACACGGCAGGCAAGAACGGCGCAGACCTGAAGAACGTGCTTACAACATCAATGGGCCCTCGTCGAGAACCGCTCGTGATAGTGATCACTACAGCGAGCGAGGTGGTGGATGGGCCGTTCAAGGGAGAACTCGACGGCGTGATGGCGGTGCTGCGAGGAGAGAAGACGAACGATACTATGTTTGCATCCATCTTCATGCCTGATGTCGACGACGACGAGGGCGACCCTGCGACATGGGCGAAGGTGCAGCCTCATCTCGGCATAACGGTGCAGCCCGACTACTACGAACGGGAGTACGAGAACGCGCAGCTGTCTGCGGAGAATATGCTTGCTTTCCGCACAAAGCTGCTGAACATCTTCTGCGTGAGCGACGAGAAGACGTGGTTCACCTACGAGAAGGCGAACGACCTGCTCGGCAAGTTCGACATAGACAACGTTGCAGGACACCCCGACTGCGCTGTGGCGTTCGACCTCTCGATACATGATGATTTCAGTGCCGTGTCTTATACGATCTACTCAACGGAGTCGAAGAAGTTCTACTGCCATACCGACTACTACTTCCCGGAAGGAGCACTGAAAGGACACCCTAACGAGCAGCTCTACCGCTCATGGCACGCCCAAGGACACCTTCAGTTCTGCAAGGGACAGAAGATAGACGTGGCGCAGATAGCGGAAGACATTCTGCGCCGATCCAAAAAGGTTAACATCATACGTATCGGCTACGACAAGTACAAGGCGCAGGACTTGACGAGCATCCTCTCGTCGGTAGGAGCCCGTAACGTGCTCACTCCATACAGTCAGACATACGGCAGCTTCAACCTCCCGGTGGAGTCGTTCGAGATGCTGGCGTGGAATGATCCGCCGAAGATAGTGTTCAACGACAACCCTATAAACACCTTCTGCCTCTCCAACTGCGTTCTCGACACCGACAATCTGGAGAACAAGAAGCCGCTGAAGCTGTCGCAGTACCGCAAGATAGATGGTACCATAACCATGCTGATGACGCTCGGACTGATGTACACTTACGAAAGATAAAACGACGAAAACATGCAACAATAAACAACGTAATTATGACAAAAGAAGAATGTTGCCGAATATTCGGCATTGAAGACATCATGGACTTGCCTCAAGTCACCATGGATGTCATTATGGGCGACAAGACCCGCAGGGATGCAATCTACGCAGAGCTGCTCGATGTCAACCGCCATGACATGAGCTACGACTGGTTTCGCCAGCTGTATGAAGAGGAGTTTGCACAGCGCAAGAAACAGAAACAGGACTTCACGCCATGGGAAGTGTCGGAGCTTGTGGCGAAGATAGCCGTGCCAACAATAGGAACCATACACGAGCCGACGGCGGGTACCGGCGGACTGATAATAAGCGCATGGTGGGAGCAGTGTCGGCGTGTTGCGCCGTGGGAACACTTCCCCTCACGGCACATGATAACGGTGTGGGAGCTTTCCGACCGCTCCGTTCCGCTGCTGTTGCTCAACCTGAGCATCCGCGGCATTATGGGCTACGTTTACCATGGTGACGTGCTTGAGCGCAGCGTCAAGGCTCGGTACATACTTCTGAATCAGCATGACGACACCCTCGCATTCAGCGACGTCGTACTGGCGAAACCTGGAGAACATATTGTGGAACACTAAAGATTCAAGAAAGATGCTCGTAAAAGATATAATACCTATATGGATGGAATACAAACGACCTTATGTGAAGGAGTCCACGATGGCTTCATATACGCTGTCAATAAAAAACAGCATACTGCCAGCGTTTGGCGAATGTGATGATCTGACCGAGGATATAGTTCAAGAATATATATTAGATAGCGTAACGGCGGGATTGGCAAAGCATACAATAAAAGATCGTCTGGTGGTGTTGAAAATGATTATGAAATTCGCCTCCAGTAAAGGATGGATGCTATATCACGATTGGAAGGCTGTATTTCCTACCTCCACTAAAAAAAAGATTGAGATTAGCATATTGACGGTGTTAGAACACAAGAAGATTCTTGATTACATAAAAGAGCACTTTACGTTCTACAGCCTCGGCATATACATCAGTCTGACGGCAGGATTGCGTATCGGCGAAGTTTGCGGTCTGAAATGGGAGGATATTGACTGCGACCGCGGCGTTTTAAGTGTACGGCGCACAGTGGAGCGTATATATGTACTGAATGGCGAGAAGAACTTCACCAAGATTGTTTTAAGCGAACCTAAAACCACAAACGCCCGTCGTGACGTCCCTATATGCAAAGAGCTGATGTCTATGGTGAAGCCCTTAAAGAAGGTCGTCAACGAGAATTTCTATGTCCTTACCAACGCCGAGAAGCCTACGGAACCACGGACTTACCGCAACTTTTTCTACAGGCTCATGGAGAAAATCGGTATGCCGCATATCAGATACCATGACCTGCGTCACACGTTCGCGACCCGCTGCATCGAGAGCAAGTGCGACTACAAGACCGTAAGTGTGCTGTTAGGACACGCCGACATAGCGACAACGCTCAATATGTATGTGCACCCCGATGAAACGCAAAAGCGCAACGTCGTCAACAAGGTGTTCAGAACACTGAGCAGATAACATTTTTAGGAGAGCTACGTATATAAGCAGTTGTTTACATTTTTGTTGATTAGTTTCGGAGCCGCTGGCGCGTGATGCGTCGGCGGTTTTTTTATTAAATCTTTGTTGAAAATACATACATAGCCAAGACCTACTTCAAGAAGTCGCGCTCATGGCTCGCTCACAAACTCAACGGCAACATCGTCAATGGCAAACCGTCTCAGTTTACAGACGAAGAGCTAAAGACCTTACGCTTTGCCCTCAACGATATGTCAACAAAACTAAACGCTATGAGCTTGGCATTATAGCAATAGTTTTATCGCGCTTTAAGCCTCGGTGCGTGACGCATCGGGGCTTTTTTACATTTCGTAGTAAAATAGTTATTGTTTTGTTTGGTTATTCGTAGTAAAATTACTACCTTTGCAGTGTTGAATTATTAAACAAGCGATCTATGAAAAATGTAAAAGTTTCTAAGATTCTGAGAATCTTGACTGACGACGGTTGGTACTTAGACCGTTGCAAAGGGGACCACCGAGAGTTCAAGCACCCTACAAAAAAGGGTGTTGTAACTGTCAACGGTAAGCCTTCAACATCTATCTGCGGATGGCTCCTCAGTAGTATTGAACGGCAATCGGGGCTTAGGTTCTGACTAATCGGGGTGGAGCAGAAGTTCCGCCCCTCCCCTACATTCGAAGCAGACGCTTGTTTTGATATTCGACAAAGAAAGGTGGCGGTCGTGGCTGCCACCTATTTTAAGATTAACATATAAAACAATATATTATGAACGATGTTGTGATTAAAGCTGCCCGTACTGATGGCGGCTACTGTTGCGCTTGCGACTTACTGCCGGGTTGGGTCGTTGCCTATGATGGCGACCTTGAGGGCTTTAAGGCGTATGTCCAGGAGAGTGTTGACTTCTGGCTCGAAGGCAGACGTAAAGACGGTGATGTATACCCGGAGGTGTTTGACGGTGAGTATAGGCTCGTCTACGATTTTGATGTAGCTACGTTGCTCGACTACTATCGTGGCATATTCTCGTTTGCCGCTCTTCAGTCAATAACGGGCATCAACCAGAAGCAGCTTTCACACTATGCGAGCGGCATATCGAAGCCGCGCCCTCAGCAGGTGGAGAAAATAAAGTCGGGATTGCGCCGACTTGCCAAGGATATTGAAATGGTCACTGTTTAATAAATTCAACACCGCCGCCCGACCATGCGGCACCATGACCGCTGCAAGTTTCTAATTCGCAGCATTCATTATATTAAAGAGCTTATTGGAGCCCTCGGTGCGTGACGCATCGAGGGCTTTTTGTATCATAGGCACTCGCTATAAAGTTTTCCAGTTCTTTAAATATTGGAAAGAACTGAAATTCTATGCTACTTTCTATATGTTTACGATTGTAAACAAAACTTAACAAACTAATAATTGCGCCACAATATACCAAAATGCACCCAAATGCGCCATTTGTCATTTTAAAAGCTACTATAGTAGCTGTATCTTTGAGGATAAAAAGGCACACATACATGGGATTTTGGCAAAACATAACGAATTTTTTTAGAGGAGAATCGGGCAAGAAGGAAGAATCCGGAAGCAAAACGACCATCGCCGGAGACTACACAGGTTTCTTCGGCTACGGATCGGGAGCTACAGCCATGTCCGTTGCAACGGTGTACCGATGCGTGAAGCTGCTCAGCGAGAGCGTCGCCAACCTTCCGCTTCTATACATGAGACTGAAGGACGGCATCTTCGTAGAGGACAAGACAAGCCGCCTCCACTACCTGCTTGACGTACAGCCCGACTTCACAAAATCAGCGTTCGACTTCTGGAAGGAGACCGTAGAGCACGTGCTGCTTGATGGCAACGCCTACATCGTGCCAGTATACAACACGGCGACGCTGGAGATAGACCGACTCGTACTCTGCGGACGCGGCACGGTGTCGCACGATGTCCTGCGCGACACATACAACGTCACCGACATGATTAACGGCGTGTACGGCTGCTACAGAGAGCAGGACATCATACACATCAAAGGACACAGCGCGGACGGAAAGACTGGCATCAGCGTGCTGCAATACGCACGTCTGACTCTCGACATAGCGCTTACGGGCGACCGCGAGACGCTGAAACGCTTCGCCAACGGCGGTAACGTGAGAGGACTTGTGACAAACGACAAGTCGGTGACGGGCTTCGGAGAGTACCAGGACACACAGCTGGAGAACACAGCCGAAAGCATTGACAACAAATTCCAGGGCGGAGAGCGCATCGTGAGTCTCCCGGGACAGGTGGACTTCAAGCAGATTTCACTCTCGTCAACAGATATGCAGTTTTTAGAGAGCCGCAAGTTTACGATACGAGACATTTGTCGCTTCTTCGGCGTGCACCCGTCTTTCGTGTTCGACGACACCAGCAACAACTACAAGAGTGCCGAGATGGCGAACGTGGCGTTCCTCTCCAACACGCTCAACCCGCTGCTGCGCAACATAGAAAACGAGATGCTGCGAAAGCTCGTCGCTCCGTCGCTGTGCTGCAAACGAAAGTTCCAGTTCGACCGAAGAGGTCTGTACGCCTGCGACCTCGACAGCAGGGTGAAGTATCAGGCGAACACCATCGCAGCAGGCATCTACACAGTGAACGACTGGCGTAAGGAAGAGAACAAGCCGCCGGTGGCAGGCGGAGACAAGGTGCTCGTATCGGCGAACCTGAAGGACATCAACGAGGGCTCCTTCGGCAATAATATCCAGTAACAAACCCCATACGATATGAAAAAGACAGAAGATACCAACAAGATCATTAAGCGTTGTTTAAGTACCCCGAATATGTTGCATGTGAGGGAGGCGGCAGAGGGCGAAGCCCCGAGCCGCACCATCACGGGGTACGCAATACTTTTCAATACTCCGTCAGAGCCTCTGTGGAGCGACGATGACAGCGAAGCCCGGGAGATGATAGCCCAGGGCGCTGTCAGTCAAGAGTTTCTTGACAGCCAGGACATCAAGATGACGATGTTCCATGACAACCACCTGCTTCTCGCTCGCAGCGACAAGGGTAAGGGCACGCTCTCCTACTCTATTGACGAAAAGGGCGTAGCCTTCGAGTTTGACGCCCCGAACACCGTAGACGGCGACAAGGCGCTCGAACTTGTGCGCCGCGGCGACATCAAGGGCTGCAGCTTCGCTTTCTCGACCCGCTACTACAACAGCGACTTCGTGGAGCGTACCAGCGAGACGGCGCCGAACGGCACGGTAAACATCACATACACCGTAAAGAGCATTCTCGGCATCTACGACTTCACGCTTGCCGCCAACCCGTACTACCCTGACACAAGCGTAGAGGCACGAGAGCTTACCGACAAGCTGCGCGACGATCTGCGCCAAGCTCCGGCGCAAGGAAAGAACGAGGAGGCAGACAAGCAGCTGCGCGAAATGCGCCAGGCAGCACAAAAACGAATTTTCTAATCATAAATCAGTAGTTATATGACGAAACCAAAGAACAACATTATCGTTCGCGAGCTTGTAAACAAGTATCAGGCGAACTGCGACCGCATCACAGAGATTGCGGACGCTTGCGAGAAGGAGCAGCGTGAGCGCAACGAGGCGGAGACCGCCGAGTTCGAGGCGCTTACCCGTGAGAACCAGATTCTGCAGATGAAGATGCAGGCAGCAGCAGCCGAGCACCTCCGCGAGAATCCGAACGCCATCGAGGAGGCTACACGCATGATCCGCGAGAACAGCGCACAGGGCCAGCGCACGGAGATTCTTCTTGTGCGAGACATGATGATGGTGTCTGACGTGAACAACGGCGGCATCGTACCTCTCAACGTACAGGAGATTATGCGTCCGCTGCAGGAAGGCTTTATCCTCGACAAGGTAGGTCTGCCTATGCCTACGGGCCTCGCAGGCGACTATGTATGGCCTCTCTACGAGAACGTAGACGCTGAGCTTGCCGGCGAGGGTGTAGAACTCACCGACAAGAAGATTAAACTGAGCAAGCTGAGAGCAACACCGGAGCGCATCGGTATCGCTATCCCTGTAACCAACCAGTCGCTCAACCAGTCGCAGGGCATCCTGGAGATGATCGTGCGTGAAATCATGCCGCTCGCCCTCCGTCGCCTCCTCAACAAGGTAATCTGCAGCACCAACAAGTTGAACGCCTCGACAAAGCTCACAGGTCCGTTCGTAGCCCTGAAGGCCAAGGCTACTACGCTGTCTGCTGTGCCTACCTTCAAGGAACTCAACGGCATGAAGGCGAAGATGTTCGAGACCGGCATCGAAGGCTCGAACGCTTGCTGGGTAATGACAAAGAGCATGGCAGCCATCCTCGAAGGTACGCCTGTCAACGAGAAGGGTATCTACGTTCCGATGATCCAGAACGGCGTGCTCTGCGGCCTCCCGGTGTACACCTCCAACGAGATCCGCGACACCGACGGCACGGAGTTCATCGGTCTCGGCGACTGGAGATACCAGCCGATGGGCCTCTTCGGCGATATTCGCTTTATCGTTGATCCATACAGCAAGGCACGCAAGGACGCAGTGGACTTCGTTCTCAACGCAGACTACGCTACTATTACCGTACGCCCGGAGGCCTTCGCACTCGGCAAGGTTGCTAAGACTGTGTAATTTTGAACGTTCGTATATCTAATAAAAACATCAATCATGGCTATAACGGATTTGGCACTATTCAAGAAACACGTGAGAGCTGACGACTTCGCCGACGATGACGAGTATCTCGCTCATATACTCGACACGGCGGAGACGGCCGTCATAACGGCGACCAACAGACCGCTCGAAGAACTTCTGGAAATGGGTGACGGCAATCTACCGACGCCCATCAGGCATGCGGCGATGATGCTCGGTGCTCATTGGTACAACCAGCGTGAGAGCGTGAGCAGCGTCCAGATGCACGCCGTGCCAGATTCGTTGCAGTCATTGATTAAGCCTTATCGGAAGTTAGTATGAGAGCAGGAGACATGAAGTACAGAATAAAGCTACTCAAGCCCGTTGCGACCGCCAACGCTTACGGCGAAGAGGCCAACGCCTACGAGCTACAGAGAACGGTGAGAGCACAGCGTGTAAAGCAGAGCGGCAACCGCAGCGAGGAGGTCGGAGAACACTTCCCCGACTATCGGGCTGAGTACAACATCCGTGACGCGCACCAGATAGAAGAGAACTGGCGAGTGCAGCAACTCGGCGGTTATCTGTATACCGTGGTGGCGATCATACCGAACCTCGACCGAGGCATGAAGACATTGATCTGCGAACGAGTGAACGAATAGCAAGTCCTATGAATCAAACCGTCAGCGACATCAAAAGGCCGTTCCTCGACGTCTACAAGGCGCTCGACGTGAAGACACAGCGAAAGGCCATGAAGGGTGCCATGCGCCGCGAAGGCAACCGTCTGAAGAAAGCCGCCGTAGCCAACCTCGGCAGCAGCGGCATAGGCAAGGGCACCAAGCGCAGTCTGTCAAGCGGCATTTACGTGCGCACCTACCCCGACCGCTACGGTCTGGGCTTCATGGTGAGCGTGAAGCCGCACGGCAAACGCAAGGGCATACACCTGAACCGGCAGAGCAAGGAAAAGCCGGTGCTGATGTGGGCCGAGGACGGAACCAGGTATCGCAAGGCAGGAAGACGAATTTCTTCGTTCTTCGGCAAGAGCCGTTTTACGGGCAAGAAGATACGGCAATACGTACGAGGCGGTGCGAATCGCGGCAAGATGAAGCGTTACGCTTTCCTCGCCAAGACAGAGCAGCAGACCGCTGACAGCGTGGAGACAAACCTCTTCAACAACCTCCAGGACAACATCGAAAGGGCGGCTAAGAAACAAGGACTCATCTAAAAAGACAAGCAATGACAAAGAAGACATCTCTCAGCGCTGGCGCCATCATACGCAATATGCTCCTCTCTGATGAGGAAGTGAAGGCGAAGACAAACAAGGTGTTCCCCGTAGCGACGGATACGGCGCAGCTTCCTTACATTCTGTACAGACGTGCAGCGCTGGCACACAACCCAACGAAATCGGGCATGCCGGGTGCAGACACCGTCACGATGGAGGTGGTGTGCTACACGGCGCAGTATGCCGAAGGCGTAGAACTTGCAGAGGCTGCACGTGCAGCGCTCGATTACAGACAAGGCGAACTCGACGGCATCCGTATGCGCAGTTGCATTCTCGTCGATAGCGAGGAAGGCTATGAAGATGATGCCTACATGCAGCAGCTTGTATTCCAAGTGAAGATTTAACCATTAAAAACTTATAGTTATGCCAGAAACAGGTAATTATATCAACGGCAGTGACATTCTGCTGAAAGTAGACGGCAAGGCCGTGGGCCACTGCTCTACACACACACTCACGTTCAACTCGGAGACAAAAGACCGCGCAGTGAAGCCTGTAGCGACCGCCGCCAAGGGCAGCGGCCTGTGGAAGGGCAAGGGCGTCACAGGACTCTCCATCTCCATCAGTGCAGAGGGCTTCCGCTTCTACAACGAGACCGAGAACGGCTACGAACAGCTTTCACCTGCATGGGGTAAGGGCCAGAGCGTGGATGTCGAGGCCTTCAAGCGTGGCGAAGACGCAAAGCCTTACGTCAAGGGTAAATTTGTTATCGCCTCGATCGAGGAGTCATCACCAGCCACTGACGACGCGACCTACAGCCTCTCGTTGGAGAACGACGGCGAGCCTGAGGTTTACCCGGGCAAGGCAGGCTCGGCTGTAGCTGCAAAATAAAGTGCGAAGACATGAAAAAAGTAGAAATCACAATCAACGGCAAGGCATACCCCTGTAGACAGACTATGGGGGCTATGCTCCGCTTCAAAATGGAAACGGGAAAGGAGGTGTCCGACATCTCAAACGACGTGACGGACATGTGCACGTACCTGTTCTGCTGTATAGCGTCGGCGTGTAAGCATGACGGCATGGAGTTCGGTCTTTCGCTCATGGACTTTGCCGACAGCGTGACGCTTGACGATGTCGCCGCATGGACGGAGGCTATCAACGGCGACGCTGCAGGCGTTGAGGCTTCGGCTGAAAAAAAAAGTTAGAAATACTTGAGCTGCTGGGGATAGCCGTTGGCAACATCGGCATCCCCTATTCTGATTTTTGCGGCTTCACGCCCGAGGAGTTCGACCATATCTACAGAGCGTGGAATGAGCAGCAGGAGGCGCAGCTTCGGGACAGATGGGAGTGTATGCGCATGATGGCGACAATAGCCCTGCAGCCGCACGCAAAGGGCAACCTGACACCGCAGAAAGTACTACCGCTCCCGTGGGAAAAGAAAAAGCCGATGCAGAAAGCACCGGCTGTATCGAAAGAAGAGGCGAAGCGAAGATTTGAAATGGTATTGAAGAAAGGAGGAGACTAAAGTCCACCGTACCAAGGGAAATCGTTACTTCCTGGTTCTTCAGGATAAACGCTCCCTGCATTACATAAAGAGACAAGGAACGAAATAAAACTTATAGCGACTATTGCTGCATAACCCAGACTCATCTCTACGAACATACCACAAACCAAGGACGCGGCAAGAACGAAAAGAGAGCACCATACGGCAACAGACCAACGTTCCCGTCTTTTGTCGTACTTAGTCGGAGAGCCATTCTCAATCTCCTTTGATTTGTTTGTCTTTTTACCCTTCTTCATCTGATTGCAAGTTTATTATATTGCAAAAATACAAAATTATTGATTACTCAGTTGCTTACGCATTGAAAATATGGCAAAAGAAATAAAGTTTAACATTAAACTGACAGTAGACGGCACGGAGCAAATGATTTCTGCAACAACATCAGTGGGGAACTTACGCAATGTTGTTGATGCAGCAAAATCGGATATTCAGAAATTTAATGGCGTTTTGGTGAACTTCAACCAATACGTCATGAAGTTTCAGAATATAAATGCTGCAGTGTCACAGATTGCCTCGGCGTTTAACGGCGTGACAGAAGAAAGTCGAAGTTTCGGCGCAGCTATGAACGTAGCAAATACGATGGCAGGTAAGAGTGGAGAAGACTTCTCTAAACTCAAAGACCAAGTTGCGGAGCTTGCCAAGGATATACCAATGGCGCGCGAAGAACTTGCAAATGGACTATATCAAGTAATAAGCAACAGTGTACCTGAAGACAACTGGATAACTTTTCTCCAGAAGTCAGCAAAGGCTTCTGTAGGAGGTGTCGCAGACCTCGGCGAGGCAGTTAAAGTGACCTCTACCGTCATAAAGAACTACGGTCTTTCATGGGATGCAGCAGGAGACATACAGGATAAAATACAGCTTACCGCCAAGAACGGCGTGACATCTTTCGAGCAGCTGGCGCAGGCTCTTCCGAGAGTGACAGGTAATGCTGCAACGCTGGGTGTTAGCATAGACGAGCTCATGGCGACATTCTCTACGCTTACAGGAGTGAGCGGCAATACCGCCGAGGTGTCAACGCAACTCGCAGCTGTATTCACCGCACTTGTAAAGCCTTCGAGCGAAGCAAGCAAGATGGCAGAACAGATGGGTATATCGTTCAACGCTGCATCCATCAAAGCAGCTGGCGGCCTGCAGAACTTCCTAACCGATCTTGACAAGAACGTAAAGCAGTATGCGCAAAAGAGCGGAATGCTGGAGCAGGAGATATACGGAAAGCTATTCGGTTCAGCAGAAAGTCTGCGTGCTATCGGGCCTCTGACAGGACAGCTCGCAGACAAATTCAATGAAAACATTTCCTCGATGAAGGATAGTGCCGGTACTATAGAAGGCGCTTTCTCAACCGTGAGCAGCAGCACAAGTGCTAAACTGCAAATATTAAAGAATAGCATAACCGGCATCACTGATATTATATCAAAGGCATTGGCTCCGGCCCTTCCTGTTTTGAACTTTTCTGCGCAGGTAGGAAATAGCGTCGTCGCGATATTGGCATTAAAGAAAGCTGTTGACACATTCACTATAGCTCAAAAAGCCGCATCGGCCGCATCGGTAGTGTGGAGATCTGTTTCTCTGAGCGTAGTCGCAACGACGCGGCTTGTTTCTGCGTCATTTAATGGAGCCGCTGTAGGTGCAACAACTCTCAGAGTGGCAATTAAAGGCTTAATGGTAGCATCAGGTATAGGCATCGCCATCGTGGCACTTACAGAAATAATATCGTCATTTTCGTCTGCATCCTCATCTGCCAGCAAAAAAGCAGAAGAGCAGGCAGAGGCTATGAAAAGCATGAACAGCGCAGCCGATGAGGTGAAGAATGCCTATGACAGCACGCTGAAGTCTACCTATTCGGAGCTTATGTCGAAATACGACAAACTCAAGGAGGGATGGAAGTCTTTGTCTACCGAACAGCAGAAAGTGCAATGGATAAAAGACAACAAGGACGCATTCGGAGAACTCGGGCTGAAGATTAGCGGTCTATCTGACGCAGAAAATGCTTTCAGCGGCAATACGCAGAATATCGTTGCGTCATTTGAGCGCAGAGCGAAGGCTGCAGCTTACGCCGCGAAACTCGTAGAACTGTATAAACGGCAGCTCGATCTAAAAAAACGCTCCGAAGCCGTCGATAAAGCAATAAATGACGCTACGGCTGAATTTCGGAAAGATCCGACTTTCAGGGATAGCGGTCCATATGCGGCCCAAGAAGAGAAAAAACGCGTAGGAATAGCAGCTGTAGGCACGGACTTGAAAAATGGAGGCGACGGCAATATTGAAAAACTAAAAAGAGATCTCAACGATGTAAACACCGAAATCGACGAGGCGAAAGATGCTTTGCAGACATTAAAGAAAGAAGACCCAGCAAAGACTGTCAATATCCCGGCTGTCAATACTGCCAACACCGCCGCCAACACACCGCCTGTC